TATTGGTACCATGCTCGGAGTTACAAAGGATCAACGATACCTGTGGTGGCAAGATCCAAGTAAGCTTCTGGGCAAAATTGTTAAGTATAAGTCGGCGACGGTAGGTGCAAAGGATAAACCACGTCAACCAATACTCACTGGGTTCAGGAATCCAATTGACATGTAAAGGAGAAGGGATGAGAAACTACAAAGTGAAACTGATAGGTGAACTTGAGCTATTAACAGTTACAGCTCATGACGTTGACCTTTATACCGACGGTGAGGGTGAAGGTCGAGTTTTTGAGTACAACTTCCTTACCGAACCTGACAAGAAAAATGAACAGGCATCCATTGCCCACATTCCATTCGATCGAGTGGAATATATTGTCAGTTAGGAGGAGAGAGATGAGATATCCAACTGAGGAAGAAATTCTTGCAATTCAATCAGAGCTTGAGGCAAGTTCCAACTTTCACCATCAAAACACTGATGCTTACGGTCCATGTGAGATGTGTGCCTTTGAGACGGAACTTATTGAAAGAACTCGAAAAACAGAAAGAATTTGTGAGATTGATAAATTGATGATCAATCTCGTCACAACTGACATGACATTGGGTATAACAGTTGCTACCGCTGGACCAGAGCTAATGCATTCATTGGTCTATGTAACTCGTGTAGCATTCTACTGTGGCCTCAAAGCTGGATTGATGCAATCAACAAGCAATCTTGAGGATTTAGTGAAAGGAGAGTAAGTTTGTCTTATCAATACCTAGTTCAGCCGAGACCAGAGCAGCTTGCAGCTATGAAGAAAATTCATAGGGTAAAGCATGTTATGATTGCTGGAGCTGTAGGTGTTGGTAAAACAAAGATTGTAGCTGATTTCATTGCCAACATGGTTTGGCACAAAAAGCTTTCTAGAGCCTTAGTAGTTCTCCCACTTGAGGCTTTAGGAGTCTGGGAACAACAATTCTCAGAAAATTGTCCATTCATTAACTACTCACTCTACCTTAAGGATGAGCAAGTTGACTGGAGTGCACATGTTATCATTATTAACTACGACTACCTCAGTCCGAGGCGTCGTAAGAAAACCACCGTGAGAGGTAAAGAAAAGTATGAGATTAATAAAAGAGTATTGAATGATTTGATAGGGTGGAAACCACAGCTTGTAGCAATTGATGAAGGGCATAAGATCAAGAGGCCTACGGCCCGTAGATCTAAGGCTGTTCATCAGTTAGGAACGATTGCGGAGTATACCATCGACTTGACTGGGACACCCACAGGTAATAAAAAGGTAATGGATCTATGGAGTCAGTTTAAATTCATCAAGGGGAATTTACTATGTGATAAGTATGTAGATTTCAAGCATCGTTATGGTAAATGGGGCGGATTCAACAACTTCCAGTTCCTAGGGGTGAAAAACCTAAAGGAACTTTCAGGAATCATCGCCCCATATACCATAAGAATTGATATGACAGGATTACCTAAAGAGACGTTTATTAGGTACCCTGTTATAATGCCTCCACAAGCTAAACAGATCTATCATCAAATGGCTAAAGATCTGATTGCTGAAATAGACCAGAAAAAGATTATAGCACCTATAGTCCTTACGAAGATAATGAAGTTGTCACAGATTGCTGGTGGATTTATTAAAGATGAGAAGAAAATTGATCACTTTGTTCATCGAGCAAAGATTGATGCATTAAATAACATTCTTGATGAACTTGAAAATGCAGATGTAAAGAGAGTAGTGATTTTTGGTCGTTTCTTGTGGGAAATAGATCAAGTAAAGCAAGTTCTTGAACAACGTAATTGGCCTTTTCATCGAGTTAGAGGTAGGATATTACCTGAAGTTCAAAGAACATTTGATACAGTTGGTGGAGCTATGATATGTCAGACTGCTTCAGGTTCAGGATCAAATAATTTTCAAGCTGCCAATTATTGTATATTCTATTCAACTGACTACTCACTAATAAACTTCAAACAAGCATTAGGTCGAATCCGCAGAAGGGGACAAACGAAACCCTGTTTTTATTACTTTTTACAGTCTCGAGGAACTATAGATAATAAAATCTATAGCATGTTGATGAATAACCAAGATGTTGCAGCAGAGATCATGGCAATGATGGAGGACATACGAAAGGAAAATCAATGATCTCTTTAGGAAAGAGATGGAAAGGAGTTCCTCGATGGTTGTGATCGAGGGTCCTGATGGGTCTGGTAAGACCACATTATGCAACCGACTTTTAGCTGAAGGCTTTGTTTCTAAAGTTCTTCCTTCTCCAAGAATTCCTGCAAACAAAAATGCTGAACGAATGAAGTATGAAACTGATAGATATCTAAAGCTATACGGTGACAATAACACTGTGGCGGTTGATAGATATTTATTTAGTGAAGTAGTTTATGGTAAAATTCTTAGAGGAAAATCAGTATTCTCACAAGCTGAATATATGAACAAGTTGATACAGCTTATGATGGCTGGAAGCATTGTTATATTCTGTATGCCAAATAAACTTATCTTCAAGGAGAAAGAAAATCCACAAGTGATAGAAAAGCAAGAAGAAATAAAAGCTGGGTATCAGAATGCGATTCGTGATCAGGCCTTCACATCTGAAAGAACCTATGTGTATAGATGGGATGATCCTGAAGACTTTACACATTTAACATCCTTCTTGGAGAGATTTGAGGTGACTCGTGAAGTCAGTTGAAGAATCAGTTAAGGAGTTTCATGCAAAGTATGGACATCTGATCAACAAACTTCCAACCATCTACATACCTGAAAATGTAAAAGATCTTCGAAAGAAACTAATTACTGAAGAGTATTGTGAAGTTATTAAAGCATTTGGAGATAATGATATAGTTGAGATTGCCGATGGCCTTGCTGACCTTGTGTATGTGGCTATTGGTACAGCTATTAGTTATGGTATTCCATTCGACCGAATCTTTCATGAAGTTCATTTAAGCAACATGACCAAAACTCCTTCAAAAGCCTATGAAGGACAGAAGTACGGAGAAGTTAATCCTAAAGGACCTGATTTTAAGAGGCCTGAGATAGGCCAAATACTCAGGTATCCATTAATGCCAACAAAATTAGAAAAACTGGAGGATGCCCTTGATTCAGAAAAAATTTCCTAATCTGCTCGCTGCCTATCGTGGGATAACTGAAGATCTGGCATACAATCAAGAAGTTAAGCCACTGAAGTGGGGAGTTTGTATCGGCTACCCAGAGGTTATTGGAATTGAGATTGAAGATGCCCTTCATGATGAGAACATGACCATCGGAATGGCAAGTTACACAAAGTCTCGATGGACAAGATTTTTGAGGAGATATTTTCGTGACGACTTCTCTGAATGGATTGATGCTGCGGTTCTTAAGCTACAAAGGTATCCATCTCGACCATTTGTGGCTTCTTACTCTGTTAATCTTAATACAGGGCATAATTATGGGGGTTGTTTGGCCTCACTCCAGATTAGAATTTGTCCAAGGGCGGAAGTTATACTCACTTCACGCGCTTGCCATCTGGATAAAGTTGGTTTTCTTGACCTGTCTCTTATTAATGTAGTAGCTCGACGTATGAAATATCCTAAAGTTCGTGCTTCGTGGTTAATATCAAACTGCTACATATCAGCCATCAGTCAGATCTTCTATGTTAAGATGTTCAACATGCCGATGAGGGGCCACAGGCTTGAAAAGACTCTTCATCGACTTACTGATGTTGGTTATGATGATATCAAGTTTGGTCCATTGAAAAGGGGTCGTAGAAGAATGATGGACCTTGAGAGCCATGGTTATGTAGTTAACAGTATTAAGGTGAAAGATCTAAGCATTGCTCCTGTAAAGTTCCTTGAAAGAACAAAACCTGTATCAATTATTACAGCCCAAGATGCAGAAGACTGGATGGAGGAACATGGACTCGACTAAACAGAGATTAGCTGAAGCTCTCAAACAAGCTAATGCACCTCTAGCTATGTATGAGAATGCACTTCGTGGTGTTTATGATGATTACGAGAGTGAAAATGACCTGCCAATTCATGAATTAGTTCGTGATGCTAGAATGTTTGGACTTCATGATATAGCAAAACGAGCTATGGATGGAGAATTTGATGGCACTAAGGAAGAGGCTGAAGCTTGGTTTGAAGGAAAGAGATTACTCGGTTCTTAACCCTTGACAAAAGATCCTGTAAAGGATATAATGGTACTATGTATACGTTTGCCACAGGGATTGCATATGTCAGTTCGAGAATTGTTAAAGCTTCATTGGTGAGGTCCGGTTACTGGCAGGGGATTAGTACAGCTAAACGACCAGAGATGTCAACACATGAGATGCTTAACTTTACATTTCATGTGGATAGTACTAATCTTCTGCCAGAGGAATTAGTTAGAGAAATTAAACCTGACCTACCTTGGGCTGACGATCATTTTGCCGAACGTGTTAGTAGAAAACCTCTCAATCCGCCTCCTAGTGAGGCTTGGTGGCCATATGCTCCTAAAGGAAATAGTCAGTTTAAGAAAGAGGGTATATTCAGCCACACATACCCTGAGAGATACTGGCCTATGTGGGCTGGCGATCACTGTAACCACGGCATTAGGTTTATTTATGGTGATCTTGATGATTTGGTTAATCTTTTAAGAAGTGATCCACTAACTCGACAGGCTTATTTTCCAGTGTGGTTTCCTGAAGATCTTGGGGCACCTATCACTGAGAGAAAACCGTGTACTTTAGGTTATCATTTCATCATGCGAGATAATCAACTTCATATAGTTTATTTTATAAGAAGCTGTGATTTCTATCGACACTTTAGAAATGATGTATATCTAACAGTTAAACTACAACATTGGGTGCTTAATGAATTACGAATGAAGAGTGTTGCATGGGATCGAGTTGTTCCTGGAAGTTTCACAATGCACATCACATCTCTGCATTTATTTGTCAATGATGTAAAGGAGATAAAATGAGTTTCCGAATCAATGATAGAGTTATCGTCATTTGTGATGAACCAGATAAACGTTGTGAACTTTGCGGTAAAATTGATGATTGTCGACCCTACGGACCAAATGGTGAGCAAGTATGCTGGGATTGTGGTGAAAAGAATCCTGAAGCCAGAGAACGTTAGATGAGAAAACGCTTATTTGGAGAAGGAACTGCATGAGGATCTCACGTGAAAAACTGATGTTTGCTATCTCTAAGCTTATAGGACAGCGTGGTACATGTCCTCGAGCAAGAGTTGGTTGTGTTATTGAAAAAGACGGTCGTATCCTTAGTATTGGGTATAACGGAAGTTTACCTGGGGAAGCTCATTGTGATGATATAGGATGTATAATAGTAAATAATCACTGTATTAGAACTGTACATGCTGAACAAAATGCTATATGTTTTGCAGCTCGACATGGCATCAGTATTCTAGGAGCTAATCTATACGTCACTGGATGGTATGGTGGCTCATGTCCAACTTGTACTAAATTGGCTTATGCTGCTGGAATTAAACAAATCATTACTGAAGGTGAAGATGACAAGACTTCACAGTAATAAGTTTCCAGTATTTGATGAATCACTTCCTGTGGAAGTTGATATAGAGACTAATGGGTTGAATCCATTCCGTATAGATGCAAGAATATGGTGTATGGCATTAAGTCAAGATCCACAGGATGTATACTGGCTGAGGGTTAGACAACAGGATATGGGGTGGTATCAAGACTTCTTTAGTAGATTCAAGATTATAGCCCGTAGAGGTACATTTGAAGGAACATGGATTGCAACTTACTTCAGAGTACAACCTAAGTTATATTTTGATACAAAGGTTGGTGCATTTCTTATTGATGAAAATGAGGAAACTGGACTTAAAGCTGAAGCTGTTAGGATTCTTAGAGTTCCTAATTGGGATGATATAGAAAGCTTTACATCTATACGAGATTGGAATCAACTTAAAAGGTATAATGGACGAGATGTGATGTATGATCTAAGAATCTATAGAGAAAGACATCTACCATTCTTACAGCAGACTCCTAAAGTAGCTCGCCTTGCAAAGTACATCATCATTCCAGCCATTGAAATATTTACAAAAGTTATATGTGATGGATTCCACATCAATGAGTCATTAGCTCGTGAACGACTTCAGATATGTAATGAAAAGCTTAAAGAATATAATGGTCAAATCAATGAGATAGCTGGTAGATATGTAAATCCAGCTTCACCTAAACAAATGAATAAGTTGTTCTATGAAGACTTGAAGCTTAGATGTCCGATTAAAACTAAAAAAGGTAACAAAAGCACTTCAGAAGCTGCACTTATTAGGTTGATGGGCAAGCATTCTATCGTTGACCATACCCTTGAGTGGAGGAAGTGGAAAAAATATGAATCAACTTACCTTGTTCCTTGGATCAATAGGGGTCCCATTCTTCACGCGAATTATGGTTTTACTGATACTGATACTGGACGTCTTAACTCTACTATGGTTAAAAACAAACGACGAGAGAAAAAGCTCGGCGCAACACTACATCAATGTCCTCGAGATGCTTTTATTCGCAATCTCATTACTGCGCGTGATGATGATAGCTGTATTGTGGCGGCTGATCTGTCTCAGATAGAATTAAGACTTGTGGCTGATAGAGCTAATGAACGTACAATGATAGGAATTTTTAATAGAGGAGAAGATATTCACTATGCTACAGCTGCAACATTAACCACAAAGAATATAGATAAGGAAATGAGAAAAAAAGCTAAAGCTGTTAATTTTGGCTTCGTATATGGAATGTGGGCTAAGAAGTTTATTGCTTATGCCAAAGAAAAGTTTGGACTTAATCTAACATCGGATGAAGGAGAATCTTACCGTGAGGCTTTCTTCGATAAGTATGAAGATCTCATCCCTTGGCATAATCATGTGGGTGCTTTTGTATCTAGGACTGGATACATCGACTCGATATTTGGCCGGCGTCGCCATCTGCCTAGTGCTCGGTACGGCTCTGGAGTGGAGGAGTGGCTACGCCGTGAGTATATTAGACAAGCGATTAACAGCCCTATTCAATCTGGTGGTTCTGATCTTAACCTTTTTATTGCTGTTCTTATTTCTTCGAGAACTATACCTTGGAGATTCAAAATAAATCCAAGTAAAGCATTTATGGTAGGCTCAGCTCATGATAGCCAGATCTATGAATGTAAACGAGATTATGTTAAAGAGCTTAAAGAAGGATTTAAATATACAATGGAGCATCTTCATGAGGCCACAGATAGGTATTTCAAGTTCGTATTTAAGGTGCCAATTCTAATGGATGTAGTAGCATATGAAAGTTGCTGGGAGGGAGAGGAATTGCATGAAAGTTAATGGTGTTTCGTTTAGTTCAGATCGTAAATTGGCACGATGTGAGATGATGTATCATTACGTGTATGAGGAGAAATTACAGCTCAAGCGTAAGAAGATTGGATTATTCAGAGGTGATTTGGGCCACCAACTTATACAAGCTCACTATACAAGACCTGGACCTGGGTGGAGGGCTAAATTTGATGAACTTTTAACCACAAGATGGGATCCACTATTTGATGAAGAGAAAGAGGAGTATGGATTAGATTTCATGCAAGATCTATATGAGCTTATAGATCACTATGAGCATCATTGGTCAGATGATGATCAAAACTGGAGAGTCATTCATGTTGAGAAAGAATTTGAACTGATGTCTAAACTTGGTTGGCCAGTACGATGGAAGTCAGATCTCATTGTTGAAGATTCAAGAAAGGTGTCTACAGTCAGGAGGATTAGAGGTCATGAGCAAATACGGCGTATCCTTGTGGAGCACAAGCTTAAGAAAGCTATACCAGAAGCAGAAGAACGTATACTGCAGCCACAAGTCCACTCATACGCCTATCTCCTGGGTAAAATTGGTTTACCTATCGACACGATACTCTGGGACTATATACGAACAGAACCTGTACCGAGACCCAAGATCAATAAAGACGGTCGCCTTTCGGTACGTAAGATTAACACTGACCAACGGGGGTTAATGAGATCTATCATACAAGCTGGTTATTCGTCACAGGAAATTGAACAACACTTCAGAGAAGATCTCAATAGGCTTCCTGAAACACTCAGTCTTGAAAGAGTTCAGAACAGTGTCAATCTTAAAATCGGTGAGCAGTTTGTACGTGACTGGGTTGAACGAGCTAAAAGAGCCCAAGCTATCACACGTCCACTGCGTAACTGGAATAGGAACTGTAAGTTCGACTGCGACTTCTACACATTATGTCAAGCTGATATGCGTGGAGATACTGATCGCAATCTTGTTATCATCAAAAGCTACGAACCAAAACCAGGTAGGGAGGAACTGAAATGAAACTGACAACTCAAGAAGTATTTAACTACCGAATAGCTCTTGCTGTAGCTGAAGGGAAGGATTATATTCCTATAGGCTTGACGAAGGTCTTCATCTGCTGTATATGTGAAGGATGTGGTATGTGCTTTAACACACTATGCGGCTGCTGTGGTGGGAGAGGATTTTGGGACCATCCAAAATCACCATCATTACCCTTGACAAAGATTGCCTTGTGAGGTATAATTAATCATGGCAGATTCTCTAGTTTTTGAAGACCCTGAAGCATATAGCAAAGACAACCCAGTCCACATGGCAGTGTATGCCAAGAATGGGATTGGTAAGACAACCTTTGCTGGAGATCCTGAACGAACTGGACTCAATACAGTGCTTATTGACTGTAGTGATGCAGGTGCAGTAACACTGAGGAAGGTTAAAAGCAATCTCAAAATTGTACGAATACGATCTATTAGAGAATATCTTGACACTATTAATGGAATTATAGGAAGAGCTAATGAGTTTGATCTTCTTGTAGCAGACACAATTACTGGACTCCAATCTCTTGCCTTACGAGAGGTTAAAGGTAAAGGCAACTTTGAGATGAATCAACGCAAATGGGGTTTAGTAGCTTCACGTGTCATAGAATGTATTGCAGAAACTCGTAACTTTCCCAAAGATGTGATCTACCTTGTTCAAGAAAAGAAATCAGGAGGTGCAGAAGACGAAGCTGATGAAATAAAAGCAGCAATAACACCGAGCATTGACACGTATCTTTCAAGCTGTGTTGACTGGGTAGGAAGGTTAACACTTGAGGCAGTCGATGGAGGTAAAGGTGAGATGGTAAATGCTCGATTTTTAGACTTTCGTATCACAGAGAATATGGAAGCTAAAGATAGAGCATCTCTATTCCCTAAGCGACTGAAAAATCCAACCTATCGTATGATCCGAAAACGGATTATCGATGAACTTCAAGGAGAAAGTAATGTCAAGACAGGTCAACGTTGATTTTACTGGTGTAGAAGCTGGGATGGGTAAAATTCGCATCCCTGAGGGTGACTACGGCTTCAAGATCACTAAAGTGATTTCAAAGAAAGCTGAGTCAAGCGGAAATCCTATACTCATTTTTGGTCTAAAGACCATCAAAGGTAAGAAGGAGGGATTAAACAAAGT